TCCAGACAGTAGCAAACGATATTGTTAAATTCAAAATGCGATTAAACAATTCCAATAGAGCTAAGAAAATAATAACTGAAGCATTTAAAAGAATAAATGAACTTTCGCTTGATAAAAATTAAAACCATACTAATATAACATATCATAAAAAATTATGAAACCTTATAACTCAAATATGTTCGAAAGCATTAAAAATGCTCTAGACAAAGCTAAAACAAAAACCGGTGGCAGTTCAGCTTACCGTAATTTACTACAACTAGAACCTGGTGAAAAACCTTATACTGTAAGGCTTTTACCTAATATCAAGAATCCAGAAGAAACAATTCTTCATTACTATCATCACGGTTGGAATAGTATCGCTACTGGTCAGTATGCTAGCATTACTTCTCCTTCTACCTGGGGTGATCGTTGTCCGGTAAGTGAATTGTACTTTAAGGTGCTTCGTGACGGTTCAGATGCAGAGAAAGAACGTGCTAAAGCAAACTTACGCCGTAAAGAAAACTGGTTAGTAAATGTTTACGTTGTAAACGATCCTAAGAAGCCAGAAAACAACGGTACTATTAAAGTATTACGTTACGGTAAGCAATTAGATAAGATTATTCAATCTGCTATCAACGGTGACGATGCAGAAGAGTTTGGTGCTAAGATTTTCGATCTAGGGCCAGACGGCTGCAGTCTTCGTATTAAGGTAGAGTTAGTATCTGATAAGCCAGGTGCACCAAAGTACCCAACTTATACAGCTTCTAAGTTCTTAAACGCATCTGCTATTGAAGGCTTAGATGAAGATAAGATTAACGAAATATATAACAGTATCATTGATCTTAATACTTTAGTAGAGCGTAAATCTAATGACGAGATTAAAGCTTTCATTGATCAACACTACTACGGTGATGCAGCTGCTGCACCTGTAGCAGCTCCTGTTGAAGAGGAAGAAGATGTTCCTTACACTCCAGCTCCAAAGCCTGCAGCTAAACCAGCAGCAAAGCCAGTAGAAGCTGTTACAGCTAATGACGATAAAGTATTAGATCTTTTAAACGGTCTCGATAACTTATAATAATGGCTAACCAACGACCACAACCACCGCAGGTGTTTGCAGCATCAGACTCGCCTCTTACAAATGAGGCTCTGGTGCTAGCGGCTATGTTCGGTAAACAACTGCAAAGTGATATTAATGGCATTAAGCAGAAGTCTAACGAAGTAGGCGGTGGTTTAAAGGTCACCGATGTGGATATGAGCAAGGTTATGCCTTCTCATATTCTACCCGCGGCTGGGGTAAAACCTCAACAACAGCAAAGACCGCAGCAACAAAGACCTCCGCAGCCGGTTTATCAACAACCAGTGCCGCAACCTATACCTCAACAGTTTGTACCGCCAGAACCGCAGTTTTTCGCGCAACCTGCACCACTTCAAGTACAACCAGTAGTTGAAACAAATCAACCATATTCAGATCCTAATCAACTTGAGTTTGATTTAGATAAAAAAGCTCAATATGAAGATATTCATAACAAACTACTTGAACTTGAAGAGAAAATGATTAAAATCAATAACAAGACCCAAGAAATATTAACGTTCTTGGAAGCTAGTAATAATAAAAAAAAACCGAAGATAACAAATGGAACTCAAGCTGGTTAAGAAAGATTTTGCCGACAATTTTTTAAGTGTTGTAGGTAAAGCTGTAGATATCGTGTCTATAAAGCTTAATAAGGATGGCTTATACGCTGTCTGTAATAAGCCTGATACAAGTATTATTCTATTAGCTAAATACAATACTACATTTAACGTAGATCAAGAGATCACCCTTAATATTGGTGATGTTAAGAAGCTACTACGTGTTATTGATTGTATTGATGAAGATATCTTAACATTTAAGATTGAATCTAACCATCTTTATTATAAAACTGAAAAACTACAGTTTAAGTATCACTTCTTAGACGATTCAGTAGTTCCTAAGGTTACACTTAAGAGAGATAAGATAGAAGCTCTTACCAGCGATACCTTCTTTGATATTGACGTAAAGAAACTACAGGAAATATTAAAGGCTAGTTCATTTACTACTGATACTAATAAGATTTACCTGTATGGTTTACCAGATGGAGTATATTGTGAACTAGGCGATAAAGAAAAATCTAATACAGATAGTATTAGCTTAAAGGTAGCCGAATCAGTAGAAGGTCAACCTTTTAATCAGACCATTCCTTTTAATCTCGACATATTCCGTATTCTTACTGGTGTAAAGTTTGATAAAGCACGTGTAGGTATTAATCTTAAGTTTAAGGTTATGTCCTTTTATGTCAGACCTACAGAAGAAACTGATTTTACCTTTATTATTTCAGGTCTAGTTAAATAATGGCTAACAAAATAACAACCCAGAGCTACTTTATTAAAAGACTTAAAGACTCAGGATATGTAGTCTATAAGATCTTTGATCAATATGGTGAAGCAGACCCACGTTCGTGGACTGTAATGATTGATCCAGGTAATGCATCTATATTGTGTACCTGTTATGTAAACCACAAAGAACTTTTTAATGAAACCTTTTTTGAACTATATGACGGAGGACAGTTTATTCCTGAGAAGTTTAAGTTGAAAACCGACTCAATTGAGGTTATAATAAGCTATTTAGTAAAATATGGAATCAACAACAAATCAGAGTTATACAACGGGCGAAAAGTTTAAGTCCGTAAAATTTTTTAATATGTCAAACGAAGTTAAACACCCAACACTTCCTACAGCTAATAGTAGTATGATTACTACGGAAGAAGATAGGAAAGCTATTATTGATAAAGCAGCAGAAGCGTATTCATCTTTTCTCGATGCTTTGCGTATTGATTGGCGCAATGACGTCAATAGTGCTGATACACCTCGTCGTGTAGCTAAAGCATACGTATGCGATCTTATTAAAGGTTGCTATGAAGGCCCACCTAAGATTACTACATTCCCTTCAGACGGTTATGATGGTATTGTTAGTCAGATGAACATACCTGTAGTGTCTATGTGTTCCCATCACCACTTATCTTTTACTGGTGTTGCTCACGTAGCTTATATTCCTGATAAAAACGGTCAAGTTATTGGTTTATCAAAGCTCAATCGTATTGTAGAACATTATGCTCGTCGTCCTCAAATCCAGGAAGGCTTAACCGTTCAAATACATCAAGCTATCGACCAACTTTGCGTAGGTAATCAAGGTGTAGCAGTTATTCTTAAATGCTCTCATACTTGTGCATGCCATCGCGGTGTAAAGCATCACGGTTGTGCTATGATTACCTCTAAGCTATCTGGGGATTTTATGAACGAACCACAAACTCGTAAAGAGTTTTATGACTTCGTAGCTTCCGCCGAGCGAGACACTAAATAATATTAATGGCCGCTAAAAAACCAACGAAGGGTAAAAAGGCTCAGGCTAAAAAACAAGCACCTGCTACTGAGCAGGATAAAGCTTTGAATCCATCGGGTACTGTACCAACAGTACCCATGACTCAATCAGAACAAGCTGCTATTGTAGATATGATACAGCTTGCTAAGCTTGAGTATATGAAAACTGTAAAAGGTAAGATAATAAACGAGAAACGTAAAGAGATTGATTCTCTTGATATGCAAATTAAAGAGTTTCTCGGGCCTTATATGCTTATTGGTTATGATTTAAACAATCAACCGGTTGAAATAGTTTCTGCTGAAGATCCTGCAGCGCATGATGCATTGTTAGAACGGTTCCGCCGAGTAATGTTTAAGATTAACCAAAATATAATGCAAAGTAACGGGCAAGATCCTTATGGCTTTAAAGACACTCCTGAAGAGGATTAAAGAGTACTTCTACCCACCAGAAAGAAACATATACGTGGTTAGAGAAGGCACCCTTAAAGGGGAATGGCTTGTACCTGTATCCTATATACCTGATCATACTGTTTTCTTTTCTTTACCTGATAAAGTTGTAAGAACTATACCAAATAAAGACTTAGAGTTCGGTATAAAAAATAAAATAATAGATTTAGTTGACGTTTTACCTAAAGGCGTCTATAATACTTGTCTAGCAGAATATAAACTTAAGATAACGCAAAATGACAACACTCCTGATAGACGGCAACAACACTCTTCACAGAGCGTACTGGATAGCAAACAACGTAGGGAAACCGCTAGTTAACTCTAAAGGCGTTAATACAGGTAGTATCTTTGCTTTTCTTAAAACTGTTAAATCTAATGTTGATCAGTTTAATACTGACAATGTTTATATTGCTTGGGACAAGAAACTAGGTAATAAAGAAAACTTTCGTAAAACTCTTACAGAAGGTGCTTATAAAGGTAACAGAGACCAAGAACGTAATAAAGCTGTATACGGAGAAGCTGATGCTATAGTTGAAATAACAACTATGCTTGGAATAAAAAACATATTCCCGGGCAATCTTGAAGCAGATGATGTTATTAGTTGGTTAACCGAAAACATTAACGGTAAAAAGATTATTATCAGTGTAGACAACGACTTTGCACAGTTAGTTTCCCCGGATGTTTCTTTCTATAACCCAATCAAAAAGCTTCTTGTAGATGTTAATAACTTTGAAGAACACTATGGATTAACCCCAAAAGAGTTCCTTATTTATAAGTGCATAGCTGGTGATAAATCCGATAACGTACAAGGTATTGAAGGAGTGGGTAAAGTTAGAGGTAAAAAGCTAGCTAAACAATGGGTAGCTAATGATCCTAAGGCTAAAGAGTTATGTGATGCTATAATACAGACTAACAAACCTTTAGTAGACTTAACACACGGTTTAGATGCTTATCCTGAAGAAGGAGAACTCTATCTAGAACAATATACAACAATACAATCAGTTAGTGCTAACTTTCAAACTTTCGAAGAAAAGTGTAAAGAGTTAGAGTTTAACAGTATTTTAGATAAGATAAGTGATTGGAAGAAAACGTTTAATAAACAAGCAAATAACCAAGCTCTAGTTGATTTCTGTAAGATGTTCGGATAAGTATAGGATATGAACGAACAAGTATCTATGCGCCCGGAAACATGTCATATCTGTGGTCACACACCTGTACATCCTCGCGCTGTTAGAGTCAATAGAGGCACAAAGATTGTTAACGAAGCTCATTGGATTTGTCCTAAATGTTCCGGTAGATTCAAGATCGGAGTAGTAAGTATTGAAGATCGTGAGCAAAAGAAAAACTAATAAAATCCTAAGCGAAGCTGGTTACGAATCTGGCGGTACTTATACCGGTCAGTTACCATCTACCTCTACTCCAGAGACGATGAATAACTATCAGACTAATGATGGACCCCCTACATTAGAGAAGTTAGCTAATCTTAAGAATAACGGTCAAGGCGGGGTTAACCCTGAGGCACTTCCTTATCCTTTACAAGATGCAGTGTTACAGTTAGCTAATCTCTATCTACAAACTTTAGATTTAAAGAATAAAGCTGCTACAGCAGAAAACTTACCATTGTTTAAGGGTAAGCAAAAAGAGTTGAAGAAGATGCGAGCCAAGCTTGCCGGTATTATGGTAGCGTACAAAGAACTAGCTGCCAACTTAAACGACTTTACTCTTGCACCAAAGTGAATAAGTTACTCTAATACGAGTAACATATGACACGAACAATATTAACCTTATTAGGAGCCGTACTTAAGGCTTCTTTAGTTAGCGGTGCATTTGCATTGCTAGCACATTACACAAAGCAATCTCCATTAATGTGGTTTGCTTCTACCTTTGTATTACAGTTTATAGGTTTCTATCTTTATGGGGAATATCAAGAATATCGCTTAGCAAAAGATATTACCGAAAAAAACCTTAAAGAGCTTGAAATACTCTCTAAAATAACTTTTAATGTACCTTGTGCTGCTTGTCAAAAATCTAACGAGGTCGTTATAAACGCAAATGAAGATGTCAAATTTATTTGTGAACATTGTAATGTTAAGAATAGCGTATATATTAACATTGAATCAGCTATTGTAACAGATCCTTTACGTACAGGCGGTATAACCTCACTTTAATATGGAAGACATTAACGAAGCAACAGAAACTCAAACTGGTCCGAGAACCATTTCGTCTTATGAATTTGCCCGTTGGGCTGCATTGATGGAGGCTGTAGACATTATAGCTGAAAAATGCGAAGACCGTGGCATTGATTTCAATAGCAATGAAGGTATGAAGTATATCAAACCTTTAGACATACAAGACTATGTAGATAATCGTACTGATACGTTGTTAATGAAGATTAAGACAGCACGTAACATTGAAAAGGCTCTTAATAACATTAAAAGCTTGCAAATTGCTAATGATTTACGTAAACTAGATGTACAAGAAAAGGAACAATATGTATATTGAAAGAACAGGAAACAGACTCGTAGCTCATGACGAAAACGGCAGTCCAGGTATGACTATATTCACAGAAAATAACGTTATAGGTTATAATCTTTCTGGGGACATATTAACAGTGTCATACCCACACAACACCGAAGTATATAATGTACGAGTCGGTAATCGTATTAGATGAACCAAGAGTTTATAGTCATGGACTCGTCTGTAATACGGATGAATGCTAGACATGTCTTAGAAGAAGGATTGTTTTTGATTGATTTAGAAAAAGATCAATGGTGTAAAAACTATCAAGATGCTAAGAAGTTTCCGTCTCCTAGCGAGGCCATAACAGCAGCTAAAGCCGTTACTAATGTTGATAAGCCGCCAAGAATATTTACTATTCAACAAAACGGTAACAACATGAATATCACGGAGATAAAATACCAGTAAAAAATGCTTGACTTTTACTGAAAAGTAACGATACTATAGTAAATATTTTTAATGACACAACAAACTACAGTACAAACAACTATAACCCACACTCAATGGGAACGTAGTTATTTGGATGCTGAGGTTTAAAGTATCGGTCAGTTTTTTACTTTAAACCTTAAGCCTCAAGCTTAAGGTTTTTTTATAGTTCTTTTCCAACGCCCTTGTAACTCAGTCGGTAAAGTAGCTGTTTTGTAAACAGCCTGTCATCGGTTCAAGTCCGGTCTGGGGCTCCATCTTCTTTAGGGGTTTTCGGAACAAAACCCCCTCGGGAGTGCGATGCTCCCGTCCCAATTTTTTTCGCCCTCATAGGATAATGGTTAGTCTATCGCACTTTCACTGCGAGCATTCCGGTTCGAATCCGGATGGGGGTACCATTTGATTAATAAAACTATACAGTAAGTCTATATATGAACGTATCTCACAAGGTAAAACATATTTGGTGGGCAACGCCTAGATGCGGATCTCGTGCTGTTAGTGAAGTATTAAAACATTACGATTTTTTTAACTATGAACTAGCACCCACACTTTGTGAAGAATCAGAGATTGCATTTAATGCTCATAGCCACGGTTATGGTGTTCCTGAAGGGTGTTCTGATTATGATATTATAATGCAAATACGTAACCCCTATTCAAGAGCAGTTTCGTTTTGGCATTTAGTATGTTTTAAAGAAGTTAACAATGAGTTGGTTGTAACTATGTCATTTGAGGAATATGTATTACAACGGGACGGGATAGTATTAGACAGGTATGAAGAACCTGCTAAAAAATACAACCCAAAGTATTTTATTAGATATGAACACTTACAGGAAGATATTAAAAAAATACCTTTCATTGACCTTAATGACCCTGAGGTAAAAGCAAGTTACTACATAAACATTATAAACAATCAATACAAGTACGAAGGCGTTGATGATCCACGTGGAGACATCAGAAGAAGCGCTACTGATAGTAGATATGCAAACTGGAGATCATTTTACGCTTGCGACAAGAGACTAGCCGATATGATTTATAATAACTACAAAACACAGTTTGAACTTTTCGGTTATGAAAAGGATAGCTGGAAACCATGAACCACTGTAGCGAAAAATGTTTAGGCTTTGCTGGTAACCATGGCGGGTGCTGCCAGCTGGATGATAGAGATTTTATGATCGGGCCAATATCCGATCCGAAAGAGTTTTTACAAAGAGTACAAACCAAATTCCCTGGTGTACCCATTACTTGGAAAGATGTGTTTATTGATTATGAAGAAGGGGCCAAAATGTTTCCTGAACGTTCTTTATATCAAAACCCTGATCATTATCCAGTATTAAGAGTTGATATGAAACATGTTAGAAAACCGTGTATATTTTATAACTCTACTTTAAAATGCTGTAGCGTATATGAAATTAGACCGGAAATATGT